CACGGAGCAGCAACTCAATGTGACGTTGGTCCAGGTTAATGCAGCTATTGAGGCCATTCGCAGGGATCTTAAATATGGCATGGTAAACGCTGGCGAGGTCATGGCCGAAAAAGGAATCTCAGACATAGCTAACGAAATAGAGAAAATGAGCGACTACTTTTCTGGGTCCGTTACGCCAATCAACATAAAAGGGATCTTAAACGCCACCAATCCCAACAATTATCTGGTTAACAAATACGAGGCCAGTATTGATGCCTACAGCGAAGCCCTGCGAGCGCAAATCACCAGCAACATAGTCCAGAGCATGGCCATGAGAGATACCACAGAAAGAACTGTGCAACGCATGGTGTCAGATATCGGCAGGTTTTTTATAGGTGAGGAGTGGAAGCTGACCAGGATTGCCAGGACTGAGTTTCACCATGTTTACAACTTTTCTAAGATGATGGGTATGGGTGAGGTTCGGGACTCGACCTTACCGGACTTGAAAAAGGCATTGATGCACCCGATGGATAACAGGACCGCAGCGGATAGCAAGAGGCTAGCCGCTGAGAATCCTATTGTAGACATTGACGAGCCTTTTAGGTTCAAATGGAAAGGTGAAGTGCGTGTATTCCAGGCTCCACCGGATAGGCCCAATGATCGGTCGATTTTGGTGCCTTACCGTGAGCAATGGGGACGCCAAGCAACTGCTTTCGGGAAAAGCGGTTAATTTTTAACAGTGGCCTGGTGCCACAGGAGTTACAAGTTATGGAGCAACAGGTGGAGCAAGCTGGCCAGGAGCCAGCAAATCAAGCGACACAGGTTAAGCAGGATACTCAGGCGGCTGGTACTGGGGACCAGGATCTTGGGTGGACTGAAGAGCAAAAGGCTTACATTAAGTCTTTGCGCGATGAAAACGCGAAATATAGGACCAAGGCTAAGGAGTTGGAGACTCAATATTCTGGTCTTAATGATCGGTTTTCTAAGGTAGAAAAGGGTTTAAAGGGTCTATTTGGCGAAGAGAGTGATGACCTTACTCCTGAGCAGCAAGTGGAAGCCCTTACAGCCCAGAACGAAAATTTGGTTTTAAACACAGCCCTGACCGAAGCTGCGTTAGAGTACGGGATTGGCAAAGAGAACTTCACTTATTTTAAGTTCTTGGTTCAGGAAAGGCTTTTGGCCCTTGAAGAGGGGGAAGAGCTTACCGAAGAGGACCTGGACGCTTTAGCTAGTGAAGCTACCCGTGGCCGTGGAATGGTGTCCACCAGTGTTGATGGCAAAGGTGGCCCCGCTCCTGAGATTCCTGGAGGCGTTAGCCTTGAGGAGTTTATTGGCATGGGAATTAATGAGAGAAGTGCCCTGTTTGCTAAAAACGAAGCTCTATATAAGCAGTTGGTGGCCCAAGAGAGAGCTGCCAAGGTTAGGAAATAAACAGGAGTAGAAAATGGCCGCAACCGTAAGTTCTGATTTTGTTTTTCAACCCAAAGTCTGGAAAGAGCATATTTCCGCTTTCTTCCGCGATAAGCTCCTTTTTGGCGCTATTGCAATGAGCGACGATAGCCTGGCCCAAGAGCCTGGCACCACCATCAATTTCCCGTATTTCAAGAAAGTCGGCGCTGCCGAGGAGCCCTTGGAAACGGCGTCTTTGACTGTGGACAACATTGAAGATGACAGCTTTTCTGCAACCGTTAAGGAAGTTGGCAAGGCTGTTGGCGTGAAGAAGAAGGCTTTCAAGGTTTCTGCCGCTCGCACCGAGCGCATTATCATGGAAATCACTTCTCAAATCGCCCGAGTTCATGCTGAAAAGGTTGATGATGACCTTTTGGCTGAATTTTCTAACGTGGCAAACCACGTTGCCCCTACCTTGACCGTGACTGGCGCCAATGTGCGCTCAATCAATGAAGGTAAGGTCCTGGCTTTTGGCGACCTGCACACTGATGCAATCGCGCTGCAAATCCATTCTTTGGATATGCTGTCAGTGACCAATGACACCACTGCTGGCTTCTTGAAAGCTGACGCTCAGGACCCCATGTATGGCGTTCCTGGCTTCCGTGGCCGCCTTTTGGGCATGGCCGTTTTCGAGACCGATAAAGTGGCGGCTGGGGCTGCTTATGTCCACAAAATGGACCCCTACGGGTACATTATGAAGCAGGACATGGAGCTTGAGAGCGATTACGACATTTTGGCCCGTGAGTGGGTTTTTACTGGCAACCAATGGTATGCCGTTAAATCCTTCCATGCCAAAATCGCTACCAATGATTACAAGTCTGCCAAGCTGACTTGGGTCTAATTGATTGTGAAGGGGCGCGAAAGCGCCCCTTTACTATGGAGTTACAATGAGTCTGTTAATGCGCCGGCACAAAAAGGCAGCCAAGAAAAAAGAGCCAAAGCAAGCCCAGGAAAAGCAAGAAAAGCAGGAACCAGAAGTGAGGAAGCGTGGCCCTTACAAGCAAACAAAAGCATAGCGTCATTTTTTATCTTGGCTGGTCTGGCCTTACGCTGGTCAATACATCAACTCAATACAACAAAGTGGTTGATGATAGGGTTTCTGCGCTCAATACGGACATTGAAAGCATTGTAAAAGGCCTTCTGGTCCGACTTGAGGCAATGGATAAGGCTCTGGATGAAGCCAAGTGCCGATTGGCGGCATCTTCTGTGGACAATATCGAGATGAATCCTAGGGAAGTCGAAATGCTCAAAAAAGAGCGCATGAGGCTAATCAGGGAGCTTTCTGACCATCTTGATATTCCAATTATGAAAAGCTCAGGGTCTAACGTGACGGTTGTCGTATGAGCTGTGGCAACCTAAGGGATAGCCTTTTAAAAGCATCTGACTGCATTTTAGGAGTCAGGGAGCAAATTGGCGCCCAGGTTGCTGATGTTTACCTTATAGAGCGAACTTGGGCCGGCCAAAGGCCAGGGGATGGGACCTTTGTTGACGTATCGGCCAGGCTATCCCCTACCCCTCAGATTGTCGATTATAGCCATGACGTAAGGCTTTCAGAGGCCGGAAGCTATAAGTCTGGGGACCTTATTCTGCGTGGTATTTCAAGAAACGTATGGGCCGAGGCGCAGCTTTTGACTGTGACTGACGCCAAAAATAAGGAAAAATTTTACAAAATCGGATCCAATTTTTATACCGCGATTCACATTAAAGAGAACTTTTTAACCTGGGACGTTCACGTTCGTAAGTTGAACGAGGACGAAACAGAAAGGGGCTAAAATGGACGGAAATAACATGAAGGGTTTTTATCAGAAGCCTGTGGCCAGTTCGCCTAAGGCTGTTGGCGCTCAGGGCGTTGGTGGCCAGTTGCCTGGCAAGCCTGTTGCTGGCGTGTCAAATCCCACTGGAATGGAGCCTGTGAGTCTTGGCGGCGGCAAATTGCCGTTGGCTCAGGGCCCGGTTCAGCCCAAAGTTGGTAAGTGATGGCGAAAACGGTAGAGCTCGAAAATTTCGCAAATGAAATTAAGGGCTTTACCGACGCCTCCCTTGCCGAGCAAAGGGCTGCGGTTGTCTCCGGGGTAATAAAGTCATTACCCGACTTGGTTAGCAATAGTCCTGTTGATACGGGTCAATATGCGGCCAGTTGGGACTTTTCGGAGACCGAAAAAAGCGTCATTTTGGGCAATTATGCGCCCCATGCTCCAATTATTGAGCGTGGGGCAAGGCCATTTGTGCCGCCTATTAAGCCGCTTTTGTCATGGGCCAAAAGAGTATTGCAAGACTCCAGTCAGCCGCCAAATTACAGCGCAAAGGTATGGGCCTTAGCTAAGGCAACTCAGAATAAGATTGCAGAGCATGGAATAAAGCCGCGTAATGTATTGGAGAACGCTTTGCCTGGCATAATTCAGAATATAAAAGACGAGTTGGCGCGTGTCAGATAGTACGTCTAACAACGAATCAATTGAGGAAATAATTCCAAAGGCGCTTGGGGAATATCTTCTTGAGTCAGTCCAGGGGCTTCGTGAGTTTTATGACGAGTGGCCTAGCGCCAATACTAGGCTAAAAATGCCCAGTGTTTCAATC